CAAAGCGAGGTACCTCTTCTAGTGTGTTGATTTCAGTTAAGAATCCCATTGTTTTTTGTTGTTGTTTTGTTCTACCCTTTTATTTTAACCTAGTTCCTTTAAGTTAAATCTTTCAAATTTTCTTTCAGCTTTCTTAAAATTATCATAAATCTTCATTACCTCAGTAGTCAACTTCTCTTGCTTTCTAGCATCTCTCTCTTCCTTAGAGTTATAATAAGCGTTGTATGATGCAAATCTTGCTACAGTAGTAAAGTTAAATATATATTCCTGAAAAGCATGCCTTAGTTCATGGAGAATACTCCCAAAGATGTATCGTCTATTACCCTCAATATCTAAGTCCATTTTATAGTAACATATACTTCGCGAAGGTCGTTCCATAGTTGATTGTTCTTTAACTCTGCTCTTCCACACCCTACAGTATATGTTAATCTTTCTTCCAAAGCCCTTTTCGAATATATCTGTACAAATGTTACTCAATAATTCAAAATCAATACCTGTTTCTTTTTCTACTCGTCTAGACGGAAATAATCTAATCATCCAACCTTTTTGATAACCGGGGTTTCAACTCCTTCTGATAGGAGCTTATCTCTAATTTTTTTTGCATCATTATAATTATCGATGCGTTCCTTATGAAAACGGAGCAATCCAGAATCCGCTTCTCGGTATTCAATGATGTATTTCCCGTATTCAAAGGGTTTTATTGGCGGTCTTCGCCTCTTCATACTATAATTATATATGGGTTCCTTTACATTGCAACATAAATAATAATGTGTTCGAACAAATTATATTAGAAAATAGCTCAGAAAAACAAAGTAAACTCTTAGGACCAGCGGAGCGAGCTTACAATAAACCTGACATTGGCGTGAAAATTCAAAATAAGTCAGCTTATTATGTCATTAGAGACTGCGCAATGATAACGCAAAAATATTTGGTATTACATATTTGGGGTGCTTATGACGATCCCTTTAAAACATTAAAAGGTAAGTTTACAAAAAGCGATGTTACAGATTTTTTGAAGAGATCAAAATCAGACGAAACTACTAACCAGATTAAGGATGTAATTATTTCCTCAATTCGCGATAATTTTGACACGACTACAACAACCTCTTCATCTTCCTTTGATTATAGTGTAGAAGCTGATGATATTTACAGTTATTATGGACAATCAGAACAAACAGAGGATGATTTTGTTGAGCAGGAAATGACAGAAGAGGAAATGTTGCTAAAATTTTTCCACGTTAAATAGCTTTATACTTTTCAACATAGTACTTAATTGTATCTTCTAGAAAGAATCCTTGCTGACAATTCACGGCGTGTAAGCTATGCTCTGTAGAAAGCGCATATCTAAAATCATGACCTTTTCTATCCTTTATAAACTCTATATACTCTACACGCGCTCCTTCTCGCTTTCTTTTATACTCCGGGTAATGAAATTCAATCTTATCAATAATAGTATTAATTAACCTGATATTAGATTGTTCTATACAACCAGGAATATTGTATAATTGCTCCTCTCCTGTTAATAGCACCTCTATAATAGCTTTAGCATGATCTTCAGCATGGACCCACTCTCTAATATTTTCTCCGGTCCCATATACAGGTATCTTATCTCCCTTAACAATTGATCTAATAACGGTGGGTATTAATTTTTCATCTCCTTGACGTGGTCCGTAGTTGTTACAACATCTCGTAATAGAAGCATTAATATCGAACGTTTCAATATAGGACTGTACTAGTAGATCTGAACCTGCTTTAGTTGCTGAGTAGGGCGACCTAGGAGCAAGCGGGCTCTCTTCAGTAAACGGAAGGTCATCCTCTCCTAAATGTCCATACACTTCATCTGTTGATACGTGAACCATTCTAGCTTTATGTTCTCTAACTAGTTCGAGAATATTTGCTGTACCCTTTAAGTTAGAATCAACAAACGATAGAGGGTTATCGATAGATCTATCTACATGTGACTCTGCTGCTAAATGTATAACGTAGTTAATGTCTTTATCGATAAACTGTAGAGGGTTTGACATGTGAAGCCTCCACGCATCATCATTAGCAATATCCATGAAGTGATTTTCAACTCTCTTATCCTGTACTATATTTTCTTTAGAAGAGCCAATGCCCATCTTATCGATGTTGTAAATAAAAAGATCCTTTTCCTCACTCTTAAGGAGCTCTTTAATTACATACGACCCGATAAAGCCACAACCACCTGTTATAACATATGTGCTCATCCTTTATCTTTTACAATATCTGGATTTTGCTTAATGGTCTGTCTAGTAATTTGATCTTTTAATTTGGTAGTCGACCAACCATGCGACCTCGTTGTATAAATTATTCGCGGAGGTAAGTCGTCTCCAGTAAATGATTCTTTACCAATATAATCTTCTCCTAGAATACGAACATCCGGTTTCCAGAATTTAATTAAGTCGTAGAGCTCTTCTTCTGTTTGATAGGTATAGACATCGTCGATATATTTTATTGCCATTAGTGCTTCATATCTATTGTAGAGAGAGATAACAGGCTTATACTTACTCTTTCTATGCAAGGAAGGGTCTTTTTGGAGAAAGACAATAAACCTGTCGCAATGTCTTTTAGCTTCTCTAAAGCATCTAATATAACCAGGGTGCAACAAATCAAAATTACCTGCTGTAAAACCTACTATTTCTTTACTCATACTGTTATTATATTAGTCAGCGCAGCTTCAAGTGCAACTTTTTCTTCCCACATTTCAAACCCATACTCCTCTTCCAGTTTGCTAGTCGACATTACGCAGTTAGATCTATGAGCTACTGTATCAAGATCGCAATAATGTATCCAGTCCCAGTCAGGGTTAACTACATCAAACTTCTCCATTATCTGCGTCACTCTTGCTGTTGAAAGAGCTTCTGGATTAACGAAATTCAAGATATCTTTCTCTTTTGCTTCATAACCATTACTAACAAAATGCTCAATAAAATCAAGAAGCTGAGGAATATACGTTTTAGAGTTAACTCTATCAATTAGATTATCGTATCTATATATCTTTGTAATGAAAGATCTATCATGGAGAATATCACAGAATGGCATTCTCACTCTTAGTATTAGTCCCCAGTCGCACCCTAATTCAAATGCATGTTTGCTTTTAGAGTAAGTAGATGAGTCTTCATCAAACAAACCAAAATTAGGTTCATCATCTTCTTCCCAAGGCTTATCATAGCCGGTATAAATACAACCAGATGAAATATGAATATAGTTAATGTTCTTTGTCTTACACAGGTTACTTACCCTCAGCGGCCCAAATGTATTAAGTTCAAAGCAAAGCTCTTTTTTAAGCTCACCTTCATCAACATTAGGTCTTCCAGTAAAGCCGGAACAGTTAATAACGTAATCAGGCTTTTCTTTATCTAGATAGATTTCAAGACACTTAATGTCGTTATAGTTTAACAGCTTTCTCTTTTCAATTTTAACATCGT